TGACCGCGTGGGCTCCAGCACCATTGCCGGCCGTAAGGCTGGTGAAGACCTGAACGTCTCCAAGGTCAAGTCGGACAAGTTCAACCTCGTGGTGGATACCGTACTGTACGCCCGCCACCAGTTCGACAAGTTCGACGATTGGGTCGCCTCGCTGGATATGCGCAAAGAAGTCGCCCGTGAGGACGGCATTGCACTGGCCCGCCAGTTCGACCAAGCCTGTCTGATTACCCTGCAGAAGTGTGGCGACTTCGTTGCCCCGGCACATCTGGCAGGCGCCTTCAACAATGGTCTCCTGCTGGCTGCCTCTGTCAGTACCGCTGCCGCCAACGCCGAGGCCACTGCCGCGACCCTGCGTCGTGAGCATCGTAAGGGTATCGAGGCGCTGATTAAGCGCGATCTGGGCGATCAGGTTATGTCGGAAGGCATCACCTACGTGACCCCGGAAATCTTCTCTATGCTGCTGGAGCACAAGCAGCTGACCAGCATCGAGTACGGTGCAGGCGAAGGCGGTAACTCGCTGGTAGCTGGTCGCATCGGTATGATGAACGGCGTCCGCATCGTCGAGACCCCGCGCTTCGCTACCGGCGCCATCACCACCAGCCCGCTGGGCGCTGACTACAACCTGACCGCTGCACAAGCCCGTCGCCAGATGATTACCGTCATCCCGTCGCTGGCTCTGGTTGCCGCCCAGGTACACCCGGTGTCTGCCGACTACTGGGAATGGAAGGAGAAGTTCTGCCACGTGCTGGACACCATCCAGTCGTACGCCATCGGCGCGCGTCGTCCTGACGCCGTTGCTGTGCACGACATTACCTTCACTGCCTAATCGGTAGCGTTGAACTAGGGAGCTGCCTTCGGGTAGCTCCCTTTTTTTAGCTTCCGGCATTTCGGGCGCTAAAGAAAGGGAATCCTAATGAACACACTCGACGCTGTAAACCTCTGCCTACGCAAGCTAGGCGAGAGCGAAGTAACAAGTATTGACGAGCCGTACCCGACGCTTGGTGTCATCGTACCAGCATTGGAGGACAACCGCATCAAGCTGTTGACTGAGGGGCGTGGCTGGTGGTTCAATGCCTACGATGTAGAACTGGCCCCGGACACCAATGGCCTGATCGAGTTACCTGACTCCGTGCTGATGTTCTACCCGGACTCCAATGAGTACGTGTATGCTGGCACGCGGGTCGCAAACTCTGGCTCGCTGAGTCCAGTGATCGAAGGCACCGTAAAGGGCCGCTCAATCCTCGACATTGCGTATGAGGAGCTGCCGATTGTAGTGCGCTATACCGTGGCCTACGCCGCCGCACACGAGGTCTACGTGAACGACTTCGGCCCGGACCAGACTAGCCAAGGCATTCAGGCCGAGTGGGCTAGCTGGTACGCCCTCATGGCGTCTGCCAACACCCGGCAGGCTAAGCTGAACATTCGCCAGAAGCCGCACGTGGCGCGCTGGTATCGCAACTTGAGGAACTAGCATGAGCTACTGGGCAGGCTCGTACCGGCAGCTCCTGTTCGGCGTGAGCCAGCAGGTAGCCAAAGACCGGGTAGACGGGCAGAACGAAGAACAACTGAACATGACCTCGGACCTCGTGACAGGTCCGCGTAAGCGTGCGCCGGTACGGGCCATTGCCAAGCTCGGGGCCTACTCCGACCCGGCCAAAATCACCAGTCACCGGACGAATATCGGCGGTGAAGATATGCTGTTGCTGGTCAACACTGCCACAGGTAAACTACAGGTGATCCGCGAGGCCGATGGTACTGAGCTGTACACAAGCACGAACACGTATCTGCTGGCTGCAAGCTGCAAGAGTATCCGCTTCGCTGGTCTTGGGGAGGAGCTGTTCATTGCGAACACCTCAATTAAGCCGACCGAGGTACCTGCCGGCAGCGCCAGCGGACTCCCAGACCCCGCTAAGACCGGGTACGCGTTCGTGCAGTCCGGCGCGTTCAGTAAGATTTATAACCTGTCAATCACCCGGCGGAGCACTGGCGTCACCACGACCGTATCGAAGACTACTAGCGCCACTAGCGCAGCGGACGCCCAGCCCGAGAAGATCATGGCAGACTTGACCACGGCAGCTGCGGCCAACGCAACTATCGGGACGGCACAGGGCTTTGTGTACTCGCGGGTGGGTGCCTACTTGTTCATCTCTGCACCATACGCCATTACAATCAGCACCGACTCTGGTAGCGCGTACATGCTGTGCAGTAACGCCAGCAGCATACGGGATACCTCACAGCTGCCGGCAAACCTGCCGCAAGAGGCGAACGGGTACGTTGTGGCTGTTGGCACCACCACCAGTAAGTCGTACTACCGGTGGGAGAATGGCACCAAGAAGTGGGTCGAGGACGCAGCACCAGCTGCGCAGACCGTGCTCACTAACATGCCCCTGCGCCTGTCGTACACGGGCTCCGCGTATCTGCTGGAAGCCCCGGCGTATGAGCGCCGTGCATCCGGGGACGCCGATAGCAACCCGAGCTTCGCCTTCACCCGGTTCGGGATCACCGGCTTCGCTACAATGCAGGGCCGACTAATCATCCTGTCCAACGAGTACGTCTGTGCCTCGGGCTCGGACAAGCCGCTGCGCTGGTACCGATCCTCCGTGGCAAGCCTGCTGGACTCCGACCCGTGGGAGACTGCCGCTAACGCCGCCGTAAGCAGCCCGTACGAGTACGCTGTGCAGTTCAACAAGGACTTGATCCTGTTCGCCAAGACGCACCAAGGTATTGTGCCCGGCAGCGCACTGCTGACCCCACGCACCGCCGTGGCCAGTGTGGCGACCCAGTACAGCTGCACCAACGACACTGGCCCAGCTGCCACCGGTCGCTCCGTGTTCTTCGTGGCCCCGCGCTCACAGGACTTCGGCGCTGTATGGGAGATGGTGCCGAGCCAGTACACTGATGCACAGGTGCAGGCCGAGGACGTAACCACGCACATTCCGCGCTACGTCAAGGGACCGTTCCGTTTCGTGCGCGCCAGCACCACGTCCAACATTGTAGTGTTCGGAACCGCCAACCGCAAGGAGCTGTTGGTGCACGAGTACCTGTGGCAAGGCGCCGAGAAGGCGCACGCCGCATGGCACCGATGGACCTTCAAGCACGACCTACTGTGCTGCTACTTCGCAGCCGACCGCATGATCTGCCTGTTCGGAGACGGAGCCAGCGTGTACCTGTGTGAGCTGGACCTGCGCATTGGCGCCGGGACTGGCGGCACGACCGTGGGGCGCCTAGACTTCTACATGCAGCAGACCTGTGGTGAGGCCAACGTTCTGACAGTACCGGCGTGGTTCTACAACCTGCACGACCCGGATCAGCTGTGGCTGTTCAAGGACACAGGTGTCAATCCGTACCTGCGAGAACGCTGTCGCGAGGCGCTAGAGGAGACGGTTGGGCCGGACATTGTGTCGTATGCCCTTGTGATCCCGGACGCCGCTGTGGGCGAGAAGTACACCGTCGGCTCGCGGTATACCTGCCGACTGGCGCCGACGCGTCCTATCCTCAAGGATCGGAACGAGGTGGCCATCACAACCGAACGCACGCAGCTGCACCGCTTGGTGTTCAGCCTTGTGAACACGGGTGAGGTGGTGGTAACAGTGTCTGACGCGGCCCGTGATCCTATCGTGTACACCACGACCCCGTTGCGGCTGTATAGCCGTGAGCTTGGTGCAGGTGAGCCGCTCGCAGCTACTGCAACCGTCACTGTGCCTTGTCGCGTGGACATGCAGTCCGCCAAGATCAGCATTGAGTCGGACGACGTGTATGACCTAAACATCGCCAGCCTTGAGTATGGCTTCCGATACAACCAACGCTACCGGAGGTAGTCATGTTACCAGCACTATTCGCCGTGGCCGGGGCTAGCGCCCTGCAGAGTTTGATCGGCGGCATGCAGCAGCGTAAGCAGATCGAGGCTCAGAACAAAGAGACGGCGCGCGTAAACAGGATCAACACCTTGGAGGCGTTCCAAGGTGTGTCCGCTATCGAGGTGCAGCGAGGCCGCTTGCGACAGCAGACGGCCAAGACGCTCGCCCTCGTGGATCGGCGTGCGGAGGAGGAGGCGGCCACAACTGGGGCGGTAGCCGCAGCCTCTGGCGTAAAGGGCGCCAGCGTCGATGCTGTACGCATGGACATTGACAGAGCCGAGCAGGAAGCTCAGTTTGAGGTTGAACAGCAGCACGTCACGCAAGAGTACGACCTGAACCAGCGCATCCGCGAACTCATGGTCAGCACCAAGAACAGCCTCGGCAGTATGCAGAAGGTGCCCAGCACCGGCAGCATTATCGGAGGGGCGCTACTGAGCGGCGCCCTGAGCGCAGGCAGCCAGTACGCATCCTCCTTCTTCAAGTTCGGCAGTACCGGCGACACGTCTAGTGTCGGGTCAGCCATCGGCACTAGGGGTCGGAAGTAATGGTAGAGCGTACATCTCAGCCACTCCAATTGGCGAGTGGCAACCTCGGGCAGTTCGGTGGGTATCAACCCGGACGAGCCCGCGAGGAGCAGGTGCAGGAGGAGTCCTCCCTCGGCATGCAGGCCCTGTCCGGGCTGCTCAAGATCGGCGGAGCCGTGGCTGAACAAGCCTTCCAAACGGACGTGAAAGAGGCGTACATGCAGGGTCAGCGTGCCCGCATGCTCGGCAAGTCCTTGGAGGACGAAGACGCAGACGTGCTGGCCAAGCCATTCGTACGCGGCGGCTTCCAAGATCAGGACTACCGAATCAAGCAGGCCGAGCTGCAGCAGAAGATGACGAACTTCATCGCTGGTAAGGGACGCACGCTCCCGCCTGAGCAGTTCGTC